TATATGAAAATATAAAAACAGGTTGTAAAGAATGTTTTGATATAAGAGAATTAATAAAAATGAAAAGTAGTAAAATAAAAAAATTAACAAAATATGAATGGCTTGAAACAATGTATTATAAAAGGAGTAAAAATAATGGAAAATAAAGTAATAAGTACAGAATATGTTAATAAGAAATATAGTTTTGAAATACCAGATAGAGCAATAGGAAAGCAAAGACCAAGATACAGTAGTATAACACACAGAATGTACACTCCAATAGCAACTAGAAGCTTTGAAGATAAAGTGAAATGGGCTTTTACAAGTAAATATAATATTGCAACAGAATTAAGTACAAAGCCTTTTAAAGCTAAAATTACAGCAATATTTAAGCCAGCAGAAAGTTTAAGTAAAAAGAAAAAAGAAGAGTTATTGTATAAGATTGATTATACCAAAAAGCCAGATGCAGATAATATTGCAAAATCTATATTAGATAGTTTAAATGGACTAGCATATAAAGATGATAGCCAAGTAAGCGCATTATTAGTTTTAAAAGATTATGGAGAAGAGAATAAAATAATTGTTGAATTAGAAGAAATTTAGAATTAAAGATTATTATAAAGGAGGATATATGAAATTTCAGATGAGTAGAAATGAAATAAAAGAAAAACACTTAAATAGCCTGCAAGAAAAATATAATAACTTATTAAAAGATTGTCTTTTATTACAAAAAAAATATGATAAATTATCTCATATTGCAATAGAAACAGTATTTTCTAATATGAATGATGATGTAGAACTATTAGCAAGATGTTTATATAAACAAGGCAAAATAAGTAGAACAGAAACAGAATGGATAAACCCTTTAAATGAAAATGAAAGTAGTAATGCAATATTTATAAAAATAAAAGAGATAAATAATGAGTAGATATTTAACACAAAAAGAAGATAGAATAATCAATAGACAAAAGGAGTAAAATAATGACTAATTATTTTAAAGTATATTTAAAGCCTAGAAATAAAGGGTGGAAGAAAATTGAAGTCAAGACATCAGAAGAAGTAAGGAAAATATTACAAGAGGCTCAAAGTAAACATTATGAAAAATATATGATAATAAAAAGAATAAAAAGACAGACAGATATACCAATTATGCAAGGATATTTTACAAAAGAATGTAAAGTAATAGAAGTAGAAAAACTAGATGTAGATTGGCGAATAATAGGACAAAGTGTAGTGAATTATGGAGATTATATTAAAAATAAAAGATTAGAAGAAGAAAGAGAAGATAGGTAGGTGTAAATATGAAAGAAGAAGAAATAATAGAATTTCTTAATAAGTATAAAGATTACAAATGTGATTTAAGAGAATATAATTCTTGTATAGAGTGTGAAAATAAAGTAAAACAAGCAATACAAGATTTATTAGATTTATATGAAAAAGAAAAAGAAAAGAATAAAGAATTACAATACAAATTAGAAGTAGAAAAAATAGATAATAAATATAATCAAGAAGAAAGAGATGAAGAAACAATACCTAAATATAAAATAAGAGAAAAAATAGAAGAATTAGACAAGCAGGAAAAGGCAGAATTAAAAGGTGTTAAAGGTCAAGATAGATATTTTATTAAGCAAATATACCAAGCAAAAAGAAAAATTTTACAAGAATTATTAGAGGAGGAATAACTAATGAATAATGAAGAATTTTATGTGATTCAAAATAGCAAAGGTTTATATCATACAAGAGGAAGCAGCTGGAACAAATCAATTCGTATGGCAGCCAAATACAAAACAAGAAAATCTGCACTAGCAAATTGTTGGAATTTTAATAGCAATAATTATAAAAATGTTAAATTGTTAAAAATAAAAGTTGAAATTGTTTCAGAAGAAGAAGTAAATCCAAACGAATTTGCAGGATTTGATGAAAGTAGGTGTCACTAATGAATAATGAAGAAAAGAAATTATTGAAAATCTTTATAGAAAAATGCCAAAAGTATGATGAAACAGTAGAAGTTAAAGGAGTTTCTGTTGGAGAAGAAGCAAGAATATTAGATACAGTAATTAAAGCATTAAATCTAATAGAAAAACAACAGAAAGAAATAGAAGATAAAAAAGAAGAAATATATTCTATTGCTAAAACTAATTATACTGTTGGTGTATTAGATGAAAGAAATAAATGGTATAAGAAAATAAATGAGAAGATAGAAGAATATAAAAAGATGCTATTAAACTGTAACAGATTTAGTGATGTAGATAGAATAAAGGCTATAAATGAGAGAATATTGGCATTAAAAGAACTAATAGGAAAGGAAGAATAATATAAAAATAAAAATTTTAAAAACTATTGTATTTTAAAATAAAGTTTGATAAAATATATTTGGAGAAAAATATATGATTAATGATTGCGAAATGGTAAAGTATAATTTATGTTTGCGGTTGTGTTCGGACTTGCTGAAAAAGATTGGATTGGTAAATATAAATGCAAAGAATATAATAAATTAAGACAAAGCGAAGAATATAAAAACATTAAAACGAAAGAGAGGAAATTAAATTGTTTTTATTAGGATTGTTTTTGGGTGTAATTTTAGGAATTTTGGTTATGTCATTATTGCAAACAGGAAAAAGCAAAAATAATGACAATAATTTGAATTGCTAAAATTTTTTATTATATTATTACTAAAGAGGTGTTACACGTGAAACAAAGAAACAAAAAAAGTTATATTGCAGAAAAAATTGATATGGATTTTAGAAGAAAAAAGCAATATGAAGAAAATCAAAAAAGAAAGAATGAAAGTGGTTATGGAAAAATTAAAAATTGAATATGTTGATATTAATACTATAAAAGAGAGATAAACTATGAATATAAAAAAATATATTAATATGATGCTATTAAAGTTAAGTCAAGGATATAAAATAAACTTAACAGAAATAAAAATATATAAAGAAGGTAAAAAATATACTACAATAAAATTAATTATATATAAATATGGCAAAGATAAAAAAAATAAAACAATAGAAGTAAATTCTAATAGAGAACTAATATTAAAGTTAAAGGAGATGATATAATTGGCAAGAACTAAATTAACAGATAAACAAAAAAAGAAAATAGTGGCTGATTATATTCAAACTCAAAATTATAGAGAAACTGCTAGAATAAATAATGTAGATAGAGAAACGGTTAAAAAATTAGTGAATGAAGATAAAGACTTTAGTCAAAAACTCGCCAGAAAAAAGGAAGAGAACACTCAAGATATTTTGGAATATATGAATTCAATAAAAGAAAAACAAAAAAGAATAATAGATTTATCATTACAAGCACTAGAAGATAAATTAGAAAGTCCTGATATGTTTACCAATGTAAAAGATATTGCAACAGTATATGGAGTTATATTTGACAAAGCATTAAAATATAAAGAAATACAAATAAAGTCTAAAGAAAATGAAGAAACAGGCAAACAAAATGGGGTAATAACTGAATTAATTATTGCATTAAATAAAGCAAAGGAAAATAATAATGAGTAAATCCTTAAATGAAATGTTAAACCCAAAACAAATAGATTTTATGCTATGTAATGATAAAAGAATAAATTTATTAACAGGAAGCGTGAGAAGTGGAAAGACTTATGTATCATTATTAAAATGGGCTGTATTTGTTGGAAGTATGCCAGAGAATAATGAGTTTTTAATGACAGGAAAGACAATTACATCTCTTAAAAGAAACTGTTTAGGAATATTACAAGATTTAGTTGGAGATAATTTTAAATACAGTTTAAGCCAGAAGAGCGGAACATTATTTGGCAGAAAAATATGGCTAGAGGGTGCAAATGATGATAGAGCAGAAAGCAAAATAAGAGGTATGACACTTGCTGGAGCTTATGTTGATGAGTTAACACAAATACCAGAGGATTTTTACAGAATGTTATTATCAAGATTAAGTATGAAGGGTGCAAAATTATATGCTACAACTAACCCAGATGCTCCCACACATTGGGTTAAAGTAGATATAATAGACAATGAAGAAATAGACAAGAAAATATGGCATTTTACTTTTGATGATAACGAGATATTAAGAAAAGAAAATCAAGAATATTTTGATAATTTAAAAAGAGAATATCAAAGTATGGGGGATGTATATTATCAAAGGTTCATCATGCGGTATTTGGTGTTTAGCAGAGCGGACTTATATACAAACAATTTGCAAATAATCCTGAAATGTTTATAAAAGATGAAGCGGTTGATGAATATGGAAATCCTATAAGGTTTATGATAATATCAATAGGAATAGACTATGGGGCAACAGAAGGAGAAACAGAATTTAAAGCGACGGGAATAACACAATACTTTAAAGAGGTTTGGACAATAAATGAGTTAAAAATGTCGGGTTTGCATACGCCAGAAGACATGTATAAACAATTTATAGAGTTTTATAAAAGAATAGTTAGTAAATATGGAAAAGTTACACATTGTTTTGCTGATTACGGAGCGTTGCGGACAAGTATTGACTTATGGTATGAATAAATATTTACAACAAAATAATATTCCATTAAGAATAGATGATTGTATAAAAGGAAAGATAAATGACAGAATATTTTTAGACCAGATGTTATTTGCACAACACAGAAGATTTATATTAAAAGATTGTAAATATTTAATAGAAGCATATAAACTAGCTGTATGGGACGACAAGCATGAAGATACAAGACTTGATGACGGAACAACACCAATCGATGATTTAGACGCAAGCGAATATTCAATATTCTATTGGTATGATAAATTAATGCAAAATATAAAAGAATAGTAAACATAAACAAGAATTGACTAGAAGTATTGAAATAAATGCATTTTAAAAATTAAGGTATTAAAAAATACCGGCAAAACACTTTTTAAGGATGGCTTATGTAAACAAGGAGGAATAAAATGAAATTAGAAAAATTTTTACAAGATAATTACAATTATAATCCAGAAGTAAAAGACAATATAAAAACATATATAGAGCAGTGGAAATCTTGGTACAGGGGTAATGTGCGTAGTTTCCACAATTATTTTATATATAACGGACAAAGAAAAGTAAACAAAACAAGATTTACATTAAATATGGCAAAAGAGATAAGTGAAGATTGGGCAGATATAATATGGAGCGAAAAATGTGAAATATCATTAAAAGATGAAAATTCACAAGAGCAATTTGATGAATTAATTGATGGTTTAGATTTATATACATTAATTACACGATTAATAGAAAAATCAGGAGCATTAGGAACAGAAATGGCTGTTGTTAGTGCTTATGATATTATAAAAAATGAAGATAGAATGACACTAGATGTAAGTAATGCAAAAACAAGAGTAAATTTAGTTGATATAGATTGGATATTTCCGTTAAGTTGGGATAATACAGGAATAACAGAATGTGCTTTTGGAAGTGTTGAATACATAAAAGGACAAAAATATATTGTATTATCAGTGCATAAATTAAATGAAAAAGGCAATTATGTAATATACAATCATTTATTTAGTGAAACTAATGGAAACTTAACAGAAATACAAGGACAAGAGGGAACAGAAAATGAATTTGATACAAAATCTAATATAAAATGGTTTGCAACATTTAAGCCTTTATTAACAAACAATTTATTTGTAGACAGTCCATTTGGAATACCTCATTATGCAAATGCAATAGATGTAATGAAAACAGTTGATATAGATTTTGACGCATTTAAAAATGAAGTAAAAGACGGCAGAAGAAGAACATTTGCAAGAGCTGAAATGTTTAATTATGATAATGGAGAACAAAAACTTACATTTGACCCTAACGACACAGATATTTATATGCTACCTAAAGGAGCAACAAAAGATGATTTAATACAACAAGACCACGATGATTTAAGAGTAGACAAACAAATAGAAGCATTAAATACATCACTTAATATTTTAGGAAACAAAGTAGGATTTGGAGAAAATCATTATCATTTTGACGGAACAAATTTAAGTACAGCAACAGCAGTAATATCAAGTAATAGTAAAATGGCAAGAAGAATGAGAAAACTACAAATAGGATATGAAAGTGCAATATATGATTTAGTAAGAGCTATATGTTATGTTTCTACACAATTTGGTAAATATAACTTGAATACAGATGATATGGTAATACAATTTGATGACAGTATAATTGAGGACAAAGAAGCAGAAAGCAATCGTGCATTAAGAGAATTAAGTGCAGGCGTAATATCAGCAGTTGAATATCGTATGAGAATATTTGGAGAAAGCGATGAAATTGCAAAACAAGCAATAGCAGAAATAAATGCAAGTCAGCCAAGTGTTGAACAAATAATAGCTAGTAATGAAGAATAGGAGGTAATCCTATATGTTAAATCAAGAAGCGGAAGAAAGACTTGCTGAACATCTTGTAAATCGTATAGAAGAAGCCAATACAAAAATATTAGAAAAAATAGGTAAAGCAATAAAAGAGATTGGTAATTTAAAACCTAGCGAAGTATATCAAATACAGCAAATATTAAAATATCGGTGGTAGTTATGAAGAAATTGCAAAAGAGTTGGCAAAAGTAAGTGGAAAAAATGTGCAAGATATTTACAAGATATTTGAAGAAGTTGCAAAAGAAAACAAAGAATTTGCAAAACAGTTCTATAAATATAGAAATATTGATTATATTCCATATAACAAAGATATTGCTTTACAACAACAAGTAAATAGTATTGCAAGATTAACAGCTGAAACCTATGCAAATATATCAAGAACAAGTGGAATAGGTTTTATGTTTGAAGATAAAGACGGAACAAGATATTTTAAAAATTTACAACAAAGTTATTATGAAATAATAGATAGAGGAATACTTGCAATAAGTCAAGGAAAAGAAACATATCAAACAGAAATGCGTAGAATAATGAAGCAGTTAGGTAATAGTGGTCTTGTACAATACGAAAGTGGATATGTAAGAAGATTAGATAGTGCTGTTAGAATGAATTTGTTAGACGGAATAAGGCAAGTAAGCAATGAAACAAGTAAAAGATATGGAGAAGAATATGGCTCAAATATGGTAGAAGTAACACATCATATAAATTCAGCACCAGACCATATTGATACGGTTGATGGAAAACAATTTGCAAGAATAGATGTAATAATTAAACAGATTAATAATGGTACAGAAAAAGAAATAAAAATGGAAGATATAAATGGCGACAAAGTAAAAGTAAAAGGAAAATGGTATCAAGATTTTGATGTACTCAATAATAGTCTTGAAAGACAAGTAAGCACATTAAATTGTAGGCATCGTACTTTTGAAGGTATATTAGGAATAAGTAAACCCCAATATACACAAGAACAATTAGAAGCAGATAAGAAAAGAAATTTAGAAGGATTTTATTTTGAAGATAAACATTATACTATGTACGAACGGAGAACAATTACAAAGAAAGTTAGAGCTTGAAATAAGAAAAACAAAAGACAAACAGATATTAGGCAGAACAAGTGGAGATAGTGAGTATGCAATGCAACAAGAAAGGAAAATAAGACAATTAACAAGTAAATATAATAAATTATGTAATGTTAGTGGATTATTACCTAAAAAGCAAAGGATGAGCATTCCGGGTTATAGGAGAATTAAAGTATGAAAGTTGCAATAGATAAAAATACTATTGACAAGATACAAGATTTAACAGAATTTGAATATATTTATGTATATGATAATGAGCCATTAGATTATTTGCTAAAATTAGGCATTATTTGCCAAAATAAAGCATTTGTTGATGAAGTAGATATAAACTTAACACAATACAATATAAAATGCCTTAAAAAGGCAAATATTGACGATAAAGAATGGTATAAGTTGCCACCTAAAAAAGATTATAAATTTGCAATAATAGTTCCTAGTTGTAATAATGACCATCGGTAATTATAATGGAAAAACATTTTTACAGAATTGTATAGAAAGTGTATTAAATCAAACATATATTAATTTTGAATTAATTATTATAGATGATATGAGTACAGACACATCAATAGAAACAATAAATAATTATAAAGATGTTAGAATACATTTAATACAGAATAAAAGAAAGAGATATAATGGCGGAAGTAGAAATGTTGGTATAGATTATGCAATTAATACTGACGCTGATTATATAATGTTTTTAGACAGTGACGATTGGTGGAAAGATAATACAGTATTAGAATATATTAATAAACACTTAAATAATCACGAAATGGCTATATTTGGTGGAGAATTTATTTTTAATAGTGGAAAAAGATATTCACACGCTAATAAATTTGATTGCTTTAGAGATATATTTGAATGTTCAAAAATATGGTGTACGGCTTGGAGTAAAGTAATAAGAAAAGATAAAATAGTATATTTTTGTGAAGATACTTTAATGGAGGATAGAGTTTGGAGTTATAAACAAGCAGATAATGTTGACTTTGACAAAGTATTGCATATAGATAAAATATGTTATATTTGGAATAGAATGAATAATACAAATAGTGTAAGTGAAGTTAAAGGCAATTTTTGGAATGCAAGTGCATATTGTCATATAGGACATCAATTACAGCTTTTAGAAACATTAAAACATCAAGAGATGAAACCTTTTTTAGAAAACAAAATAAAAGAATGTAAAAGAAAGGTGGAAAATGGAATATATGAGCAATTTTAAAGTTTCTGTAATAATACCTATATATAATCAGCAAGAACTAGTAATAAAAGCATTAGACAGTATCCCTGAAAGAGATGACATAGAAATAATAATAATAGATGATGGAAGTACAGACAATACGTGGAAAGTTCTTGAAAATAAATTAAAACGTAATATGATTTTAATTAAAAACGATGAAAACAAAGGTGTAGCTTATACAGTAAATAAAGGATTTAACAATGTTCGTGGAGAATATATAGTATTATTAGGTAGTGATGATTATTTTTATACAGAAAATTTTAAAAAAGCTATTGATAAATTAGATGGAACAGACTTTATATTTTTTCAAACATCTAATAATTATGGAATGGTAGATTTAGACGGACATAATGAATGTGGAAGCTTTAAATTTATGCGTACTGATTTTATAAAAAAATTTAGGTATGATGAATTTAGATTAGCTGGCGAAGATTATCATTTATGGAATAAAATGCTAAAAGAAAAGCCAAGTATTAAGTATTTAGATTTATTAGTTAAACATTATAATTATCCAAGAGAGGGAAGTTTGAATTGGCAATTAAATAATGGTATAATAGATTTAGAAAGTGGATTAAAAAAATGAATGTTGTAATATGTTGTACGCGAAATTGGTATTGGTATTTAGCAGTAAATATATATACTTTATTAAAGAATAACAAAGTTAATAAAATATATTTATTTATAGAGGATGATAATATTTCATATATACAAAACAAAAGAATAGAATTTATAAATATTAACAATATACAACAATATATTAAAACAAATAGTCCGAATTATAATACAAAGTATACTAGATTTAGTTTTATAAGGTGTTATTTAAGTAAAATACTAAAAGAAAATAAAATATTATATATAGACGCAGATGCAATCGTTATAGATAATATACAAGAATTATGGGACATTAATTTAGATAATTATGCTATTGCGGGAGTAAAAGAACCCGGAGAATGGAGTAAACATCTTAATAAGCAAAATATGGACGATAAATACATTAATAGTGGCGTGTTATTAATGAATTTAGACTATATAAGAAAAAATAAATTAGATGATAAAATGCTTGAGTTATTAAATACAAAATTATATATGTTTCCAGACCAAGATATTATAAATATTGTATGTGAAGATAAAATAAAATATATAAGTAATATATATAATTCAACAGAAACAACAGGAATGGTAGAAAATGCTAAAATTATACATTACATAAGACAAAGAAAAGGTTGGATAAAAGAAAGCCCAAGAAGTGATATTTGGTTTAGTTATCAAAATAAAATGTTTGAGGAAGGAGGAATAAAAATGGTTAAATGTGAAGTAATAATGCCTTTTCATTTAGGAGATTTTTATAAATTACAAAATATGCAAAGAAAAGGAATTAGTAAAGAAGGCTTTTTATATATAGGCGATATTTTTGAATGTGATGAAGAAATGGCAAAATATTTAACTACTACAAACAGTTATAATAAAGCTTACGTTAAAGTAATTGGGGTTATTCCTGAAATAAAAAAAGAAGAAATAGAATTAATAAAAGAAAAAACAAAAAAAACTACAACAAGAAAAAGAAAAACTATTGCAAAAGAATAAAAAATATGATAATATAATTGTGAGGCATTAGGTGTTTTTTTATTAGTTTTTAATTTATTTTATAAAAGGTTAACGTACCTTAAAAGCGGAATTTAAAGTCTAACTTATGACTATAAAAAAAGGAGAAAATGTTATGGAAGAAAATAACAAAGACATTGCTCAAAGCAATGGAGAAACAGGAGATGTAAAACCTGCTGAAAAAACATATACAGAGCAAGATATTCAAAATTCATTTAATGCTGGAGTAAAGAAAGCAAATAGTGATTGGCAAAAAGATGCAAAATACAAAGAATTTCTTGACTGGAAAAAAACAAATCAAAATGATAGTGAAAAAATAAACGAATTAACTAATACAAATACAAGTTTAACTAATGAAATAAAACAATTAAAAGCACAAATACAAGTCGATAATAGTAATTGTAAAAAAGAATTTAGTAAATTTGTTACAAGTGAAGTTATGAGTTTAGTAAATGACACTAATGATTTTGAAAGTGTTTTGAAGGATTATAAAAAGAATAATCCACAATATTTTGGAGAAACAGTTATAACAAAAACACAAACAGCTCCAAGCCTTAATAATGGTGGTACACAACCACAAACAACATCAACAATTATGAATGACATTATTAGAGGAGCAAGAAATAATTAAAAATTAGGAGGTATTTAAAATGGCAGTTATTGCAAGAACAGATGTAGATAGTTTAATAGAAACACAAGTTGCTAATGAAATTTTTGAAGGAGTAACAAAAGAAAGTAAAGCATTAAGAATGTTTAGAAGATTACCTAATATGACAAGTGATAAAACAAAATTAAGAGTATTAGATAGTTTACCAGTTGCTTATTTCGTAGATGAAAGCACAAACAATGGTAGAAAGAATACAACTAAAATGGCGTGGGACAAAAAATATATTAATGCAGCAGAATTAGCTGTTATAGTTCCTATAAAGGAAAATGTATTAAATGACACATCAATAGATATTTGGGCAGAAGTTAGACCAAGAATAGTAGAAGCATTTGCTAAAAAGATAGACAATGCTATGTTCTTTGGCGTTGATAAGCCAACAGATTGGAGAGCTGGTTTAGTTCCATCAGTAATTACAGCAGGAGCAGAAGTAGATGAAACTGGAAGGCTTTATTCAGACATTAATGATGTTATGACTAAAGTTGAAGAAAGTGGATATGAAGTAAACGGTATTTTAGGTGGAGTTGGATTAAAAGGTAAATTCAGAATGATGACAGACACAACAGGACAACCACTAAATACAACTGAAATTGGTTCTGTAAGAAGAGAATTTATGGATAATGGAGTATGGGACAAGACAAAATCAACATTAATAGCTGGAGATTTCTCACAAGCTGTATATGCAATCAGACAAGATGTAACATACAAAGTACTAGACCAAGCTGTAATTCAAGACACAGATGGTTCTATCTTATATAACTTAGCACAAGATGATATGGTTGCTTTAAGAGTTGTAATGAGATTAGGATGGGAAATTCCAAACCCTGTAAACGCATTAAATGAAACAGCAACACGTTTCCCATTTGCTTCACTAAAACCTGCAGAAGTACCAAGTCTATAAAATAAATAATTAAAGGAGGCACTTTGAAATGGAATTTACTAATCAATATTTGAATTATGAAGAATATATAGAATTAGGAGGTACATTGGAAGAAGTGCCTTTTAATGAATTAGAATTTGAATGTAGTAGAATAATAGATAGTAATACACAAAATAGACTAAAAAATGTAAATGAAATTCCAAAAGAAGTAAAAATGCTTGAATTTAAAATGATAGATGATTTACAAAACTATTATATTTCTTTAAAAGAAGCACAAAACGGTTTGCAAAGTGAAAATACAGACGGATACTCTGTAACATATATTCCAAGCTCACAAATAGAACAATTAGTAAAAGGGAAAAAAGATGTTTTAGAAGATTTAATATCGAATTATCTTTTTGGAGTAATTGTTAATAACGAACATCTTATATATTGTGGGGTGTAAATTATGATAACAAATAAACAAATAACATATTATCATAAAACATTAAATGAAAATACAAAATTAGAAGAATGGACTAGGTATTTATTTACAGATGTGTGGGTATTTGGTGGAAAAGGCTCATCAGTAAATAAAGGATATGAAAATGCCAATGATGTTGATGTAAGAATACCTATGAAATATGTAAAAGATAAAAGTATTTTCAAAGTTGGAGATATAGTTGTAATAGGTAATTATCCGAATATATCTAAACAAAGTGAATTAGCAAATACTGAATTTTATAACATAAAAAGTATTAATATAAATGATTTTGGATACAATCCACATATACACTTGGGAGGCAAGTAATATGAAGATGAAACCTATAAGCACAATAAAAGCCAATCTAGGTATTGACGTCGGTGGAAAAGTACAAAGATTTTTTACAGATACTTGTTATAGATATATGGATAAATATGTGCCAAAAGATACAGGAGCATTAAGAACTATTGTTAATAAAGGAGCAGATTATATTACTTATGAAAGTTTGTATGCACACGCTCAATATATTGGCTTTACAAAAGGAGTTGTAAGAAATTATACAACACCGGGAACAGGCTCATATTGGGACAAAAGAATGTGGAGTGCAGAAAAAGAGAAAGTAATAGAAGAAGTACAGAGGTATGTAAATGGAAATAGATAATTTAAGAATAACAAAATTAAGGGAATATTTATTTAATATAATTCAAGTTTTAAACGAACAATATGAACAAATTAATGTAAATTTCTTGAGTAATGATATTAATAATTATTCATTAGATAAAATGCCTATTGATACTAAAGATAGCAAATGGATAATTGGAGATATTTTACATAGAGAGGTATATTCATTTAGAAGTAGAATGAATTATAGTATTGATGTAGTTTCTAATATAGAAAATATAGGTTTTTATGAAACATTTGAAAAAGTAATTAAAATAAACAATGAAAACAATATATTACCAGAGATAAAAGGAATAGAAAGTATAAAATGCTTAAATTGTGGTACTATGAATAATGCTACTACAAATACAGCAGAATTTGATATACAAATTGAAATAAAATATAGAGATGTTGATAATGAAATTTATCCGTCTTTATAATATAAAAAAGGAGGAGAAAAAATGTCATTAGCAGTAATACCAGATAATATAGAAAAAATAAAAAGAAGTGAATTTATTTCATTTATTGATACAACACCAGCAAGCACTGCAACTTGGACTACATTAGGTATAGGAATTGACGAGTATGCAGTTTCATATAATCCACAAGTAGATACAGAAAAATGGATTATAGAAGATAATGCAAGAAACGATCATACATCAAATCAAAAACAAGGAAGTGTAACTCAAAAATGTTATAAAAATGACCCTGAATTTGAATTTGTTGCAGCTGGTAGAGATGAATTAAATTATAGAACACATATATTAGATGTAGATACTTGGAAAGGAACAAATGGAAGTTATCCTGCAAAAATGAGTGATGTTATAATAACAGTTACAAGTTATTCAGGAGAGCAAATAGAATATAACATTTATTATGACGGAGATGCAGTTGATGGAACAGTATCAATTACAGCAGGAATTCCAACATTTACACCTAACGCAAGTTTATAATAAAATTTAACAAAGGCGAAGGCAGAATATATTTGCCTAGCCTTTTTTTCAAAATAAGGAGGAATTTAAGTTATGGAAGCAGAGGTTAGTACCAAAAGCGATAATGTAATTCAATTAAAAAAAGATGATAGCTTATTAAGATTAAAAATAAGAGATGAAAATGGAGAGGAAACAGGAGAAAGTTTAGAATTTTTCCTTGAGGACATAGAGCTTCCTTTGAGATACCAACAAATAGTAGAAGAAGATAAAAAGAACAGAGCTAATTTAAGAAACCAATTTATAATAATTGACAAGAAAGAAGACCATAAAGGGAAAAAGTTATTAAGTTCTAACGAAGAAGCTAAAATAAAAGCAATGCAGGATTTCTATAAAAAAGAAGTAGAAATATACAATATGTTTTTAGGCGAAGGTGGAGTTGAAAAACTATTAAATGGTAGACGATTAAGTTGGAGTACGTTAGATGAAATAGATGAAATTATAGAAAAATCAATATTGCCACAATTACAAGTGAGTGCTGAAAAGATAAAAGAAAAAATAATGACAAAATATGGTACAAAGAGGGAAGATATAATTGAGTAAGCCAAAATATGTTAAAGTAGATAATGAATTATATGAAATTAATACGGATTTTAGAGTAGCACTTGATTGTGAACAAATTGCAAGAGATGTAAATATAAGTGATTATGAAAGAGGATTAGCAATTATATATAAATTATTTGGCGAAAAAGGATTATCGTGTCAGAACACAAATAAATTGCTTGAGAACGGTTTAAAATATTTGAAAGTAAACAATATGTCTGATGAAGAAAAAACGCTTACAGACAAACCTAGCAACAAAAATACACTAGATTATAAAAAATGCGAAGGATTAATACGAAGTTCTTTTAAATTTGATTATAATTACGACCCTTATGAATTAGAATATTTACATTGGTACGATTTTTATAATGATTTAGAAAATTTAAGTACAAGTGAATTTGGAACTTGTTGTGTATTAAGTAGAATACAAAGTATATTAAATACAGATGTTAGTAAAATAAAAGATACACAAGAAAGAACAAAAGTAGGAAAAGCAATACAGTTAATAAGGGAAAAGTATTGTATAAATAATGGATTAGAAAAAAGAATGACAAAAGAAGAAGAAAAAAGTGCGTTAGAATTTTACAAAGCTTTAAATGTAAATATTTAAGGAAGGAGGTTGTAAATTGGACGGATATATAACAATAGGAACACAATTAGATACAAAAGAATTTGACCAACAAATAGCACAATTAGAAAGAGAAATAGAGCAAATAGAAAAAGATTTAGAAAATGCGTTTAAAGGTGGTTTAGCTATTGATAGTAAGCCAATAAGAAGAATGCAAGTAGATTTAGAAAAAGCTAGAAACAAATTAGTTGGATTATATCAGCAAAAAATGAAATTACAAAATAGTGGCGGATTTGATAAAATAGAAAGTTCTTTATCAAGTATGACAAAAAAAGCGGGTAGATTTGTAGTGGCAATATTTGGTATTAGAAGTGCTTATCTAGGATTAATGAGAGCGTCAAATAGTTTAGCAAGTTATGACCAACAGTATGCAGCTAATTTAGAATATATTAAATATGTATTAACACAAACAATAGCACCGGTATTAAAATGGATAGTCAGTGCAGTTGGAACTGTTTTACAATATATATATGCTATTTTAGAAGCGTGGTTTGGTATAGCTTCAAAACTTAATTTAAGTGCTGAAAGCTTTAATAAAATGAAAGCAGGAGCAAGTGGAGTAAGTAAGGCAGTAAAAGAAATTAAAAAAGATTTGCTTGGCTTTGATGAAATAAACAGATTAACAGACCAATCTAGTACAGGAACTTCTGCAGGAGCAGGAGGAGTTGGAATACCAGATTTTGATATAGGAGGACTTGGTAATATTCCAGAATGGTTACAATGGATAATTGATAATAAACAAATTGTATTAGATATCTTGGCAACGATTGCAGCTATAATTGCTTCAATTAAAATTGCACAATTTTTAACAAGTTTTAAAACTATATTTAATTTATTTAGCAATATGGCAAATTTAAAAACATTTGGATTAATTGCAGGATTAGCAATAACTATCGCAGGAATTGTACAAACAATTCAAGCGTTAATAAAGTTTATAAATAATCCGTCGTGGAGTAATTTTATAGACGTATTAAATGGAATACAAACAGCTTTAATTGGTGTTAGTATTGCATTATTAGCATTAAATGCGTCAAATCCTGTTGGGTGGATAATTTTAGCGGTTGCAGTATTAATAGAATATATAAAACAGCTTACAGAAGATAAGGCACAAATTTTAAGCGTTGCAGACGCTCAAAAACAATTAACAGAGGCAATAAATGAAACCCGTAGAGCAGAAAATGAATATGTAAATGCTATTGAGAATACTGAAAAAGCAGAAAAAGAATTAACAAGAGTAGAAAGATTACATCAAATGAGTGGAGAAGAATTATATAAGTCTTTTAAAAATGGAACTTTAACTTATCAAAATATGAATGAAGCACAAAGAGAGGTATTGAAAGCATATATGAATAGCATTAATGCACAATCAGAGCTAGAAAAAGCAACAGAAAAATTAACTGAAGCTAATCATAATCAAGAATTACAAAATCTAGAAACGGCTTTATCTGTTGCAAAAGAAACAGGAAATTATGAAGAATTTAAAGAAAAAGTAATAGAAGCATATGATACAAATAAAATAAAAGTAGAAGAAGCAAGAGATTTGATTGAAAGGTCAGTAGCTGAAATGTCAGCAAGTGCAACTATTGCATTTGTACAAGACATTCCTAAGGCAATAAAAGAAGGTTTTGACCCTACAAGATATAAAAATCTTTTTCAAAAATTTACTGCTGCTATGGAAAGTTTATTTTTATCAATAAAAAATGGATTAAAAAATGCTTTTAATATTAATTTTAGTGTTGGCAGTAGTTCAAGTAGTTTTAGTGGAAGAGCTAAAGGTGGTATATTTTATCCAAGTATGTTGCCAAAATTAGCAGTAGGTGGAATAATAAATCAACCTGGAACAGGTACATTTTAC